TCCGTCAGGATCCTTCGCCTTGGTGGGCAGAATGGTGGAGCCGGTTAGCTTCAAAAGATCCTAAATCACAACTATTAGTCATTTCCCACTCTTACGAACTATTTATTTCTGATAAGTCATCAGATCTGGAGTTAATTTTATGTCTTCACTATTAGAAGAAGCAATCGTAGATGCCAAAGCCCTCAAAGAGGCCGCCCTTAAGAATGCTGAGAATACTGTGCTAGAGAGATATTCTGGCGAGGTAAAGAGAGCACTCGACAGCCTATTAGAGCAAGACCTCGGCGGGGCCGACGATACTGTCGACCCGGATCTCGTAGAGTTCCTCGATGACGTTCCCATGGCTTATGAAAATGAAGAGCTTGAGGCCGTCGCTCCCGAAGAGATCATAGAAATCGATTTTGATGCACTCAAACAGCGTCTTGAAGAAGAAGACGAAGCTGTCGGTGGAGATGATCTAATAGATGCCACAGCCATGGCAGACGAGATTGCTCTGGAAGAGGGCTCTGGTTACTTGGATATTGACTCTCCCGCTGAAGCCGGACTAGAAGATGAGCCAGTAACACAGGCAGCTGTCAAACAAGACTCCGACGAGGACGAAGATCTTAAAACTCGATCCGCGCCATCATCGATGTCCTTGGAAGAAGATGAAGACATCAACATTACAGAAGAGATGCTTGCTGATCTTATCGAAGAGTTGGTTGTAGATATGACCCCGCGCCCGCAGGGCTGGGCATCTGTTAACTCCGCTGACAACAGCGTCGAGCAAGCCAACAACGATGCCATGGCCGCCGCTAGCGCCGCCCACCTCGACGAAGACGAAGAGGGTGACGAAAGTATGGGAACCGTTGATGTGGTGCCCGACACAGATTTATTTGAGACAAAGATCTCAAAACTTACAGAATCCAATCAAGAGCTTCGTGCTCTTGTTAAGGAAGCCAAGGATCAGCTTACTAAGTTGAACTTGGCAAACGCCAAGCTTGTTTATCAAAACAAGGCATTAAACAGCGCCTCCTTGAATGAGCGACAAAAAACACAAATTGTCGAAGCTGTTCAATCTGCCAATTCTGTTGAAGAAGCAAGTATGATTTTTGAAACTGTTCAAAACGCAGTGGGATCCTCGACTAATCGTCGTACTCGTCCACAGACACTTCGTGAAGCAGTACAGAGACCTACTTCGCTCCTACTCAACTCTAAGAAAAACAACGAGGCAACAATCGATCCAAATATGGGTCGTATGCTGCGTTTAGCAGGTTTGAATAAATGACATTCAACAACATATATAGGAGGTTATAAAATGTCTATTGTACAGAAATTAACCGAAGGTATCGTCAACCGCGACCTCTCTACAGAAGGTGCTGCTCTCATTAACAAGTGGGAAAACACAGGTCTTCTAGAGGGTATCGGCGACGACTCCGCTCGGAATAGTATGGCACGATTGCTTGAGAATCAGGCAAAAGAGCTACTACGTGAGTCTTCATCCATGAGTGGTGGAGACGTTGAGGGCTTTGCGGCTGTCGCATTCCCTCTCGTTCGCCGTGTATTCGGCAACTTGATTGCTAACGATCTCGTTAGCGTTCAGCCGATGAGCTTGCCCTCGGGCCTCATCTTCTTCCTCGACTTCACTGTTTCCAGTGAGATCGGCGGCGGCGCCGAAGGCAGTGCGCCTGATCCCCGTCTAGGATACCCCGTAGATACATCGCTGTATGGTGGTGGGGTTGTGGGTTCACAGATCACCGGCGGTGTTCAGCTCTCCGGAGTTAACGCCGAGCGTGGTCCTTACGCCCTCAACAACGGTTACTCGTCTCCGACGGGTTCCCTCGTTATGGACGATATTACTGTCCGCGTCTCCGGTACCGTAGGTGCCAATGGTGTGCCAGTATGGCCCGCAGGTGGCTCGAACGACTCGGATTACGAGTTGCCCGGCATCCTACAGTTTGATCCGGATATTGCTTCCGGCTCAGCTTTCGCTATCGGTTCGCTCCCCGAGTCGGACCTAGTAGGGGCGCAGTTCAACACAGATGACTTTGTTGCGCTCCGCCTTCAGCTTGCCAACAATGCTGACTTGACAACGGGTATCTTCGTGCGTCGTCTCACCCGTCAGGATCCAGTGACAGCAGGACAAGTTCTGCTCACGCTGATCACTGATGGTAATGACACTGAGACCACCCTAGGCGACTTCCTCGGCGGCGCTGACCTCACTGCGTCCTTCCCCATCACTGACAACTTCAGTGGCACGGGTGGTGCAATTGGTTCTGTCCTCGCTCAGCCCCTCTGGGGACTCGAAGGCAGTGATGACATTCCCGAGATCGACATCAAGGTTGATTCCGTGGCTGTCACAGCTATCACCAAGAAGCTCAAGGCTAAGTGGACTCCGGAATTGGGACAAGATCTCAATGCCTACCACAACCTTGATGCTGAGGTTGAGTTGACCCAGATCCTCTCTGAGCAGATTGCTCTTGAGATCGATCGCGAGATCCTTGAGGACCTCGTCCGTGGTGCAACCGCTGGTGTTCGTTACTGGTCCCGCTCCCCAGGTGATTTCCTGAACCGCGAGACTGGTGAAGCAATTGGTGCCAATGGTGCCCCTGACTTCACCGGTAACGTGTCTGAGTGGTACGAGACCCTCATTGAGACAATCAATGATGTCTCCGCTCAGATCCACCGCAAGACTCTCCGTGGTGCTGCTAACTTCGTCGTCTGCGGACCCGAAGTTGCCAACGTCCTTGAGTTCACTGCTGGCTTCCGTGCTAACGTGACCGCTGATAGCGATCGCGGCGACGCGGGTGCTGTTAAGGTTGGTTCGCTTTCGAAGAAGTTCGACATTCTTGTCGATCCTTACTTCCCTCGCGAGTTGATTCTTGTCGGCCGCCGTGGTAGTTCCTTCCTTGAGAGTGGTTACGTGTATGCACCTTATGTGCCGCTGCAGACTACACCGACGATCTTCGGCGTCGAGGACTTTGTGCCTCGTAAGGGTGTCATGACCCGTTACGCCAAGAAAATGGTGCGTCCTGACATGTATGGTCTAGTTGTTGTTAAAAGCCTAGTCTAGCATAAACCGACGTAAGGTCAAAATAGTGAAAGCCCCGCCTCTTTTGAGGCGGGGCTTTCTATTTAGTAGTGTATAAATAGAGGAACTCCACATGGCAATCCCCAATCTTCAGCCAGCATCAACGTCTAATGCCAACATTCTGGCTGCCACCGGCAGCATTTCAAAAGTTGCCGCAACACTTCCATTTGGAATGTATGCGGAGTCGAACGCGTTTCTTTCGGGTGCAGCAGATCAAGTTGCATACACTTACAAGAAGCTAGGCGGAGATATCTTGGATATCGAACTGGCAGAAGGTAATGTATACGCGGCATACGAAGAATCAGTTCTGGAATATTCCTATCTGATTAATCTACATCAAAGCAAAAACTCTCTGTCTACCTTTTTGGGTGCCGCAACAGCTTCATTTGATCAGAACGGACAAATTGTAGAGGGTGATGCCCTCTCGGGGTCCAATGTTGCCCTAAACTATCCGCGATTTGATTACGGATACGTCCGACGCATCTCAGAAGGCCTGGCGACAGAAACTGGTATGGGCGGCCTAGTTCCCATCTACTCAGCGTCTGTGGACCGCGTGAGCCAACAACAAGATTATGATCTGCAAACTATTTTATCAGCATCATCTGCGACCGACACCGCGGTCCCATATTACGGAAAGATAAAAGACAAGAGGCTTATTATTCGTAAAGTGTTCTTTAGGACTCCCCGTGCAATGTGGAGATTTTATGGTTATTATGGCGGCTTCTCGGTTGTGGGCAATATGAGAACGTATGGACAATACGCCGATGACTCAACGTTTGAGATAGTGCCGGCCTGGCAGAACAAGCTTCAGGCCATGGCATATGAAGATGCCCTGTGGACCCGGATATCCCACTACTCCTATGAGATCAAAGACAATATGTTGCGTATATATCCTCAACCGGATGCCACCAGTCCCGAAAAGTTCTGGGTTCAATTCACAATTGATAAAGAATATCAGCCTTGGGAGGAGACCGGTCGAGGTAATCAGGGTACGGACGGTATCAACAATATGAACACCCTCCCGTTCCAAAATATTCCATTTGAGAACATTAACTCAATCGGAAAGCAATGGATTCGTCGATTTGCTCTCGCTCTCGCAAAAGAGATGTTGGGACAAGTTAGAGGAAAGTTTTCAACGGTCCCGATCCCAGGTGAGAGCGTCACACTAAATGCGTCTGATCTATTGTCGCAGGCCCGCACCGAGCAAGACAACCTGAGAAACGAGCTGAAGACTCTCTTGGATGAGATGACATACGAGAAGTTGACAGTACAGGATTCATCAATGCAAGACGCAACCGAGAAGATCCTTAAGAACGTGCCAACTGGTATTTACGTAGGATAATTAAATGTCGAGAAGCAAAAGAACAGAAAAAGAGATAAAAAATAAAGAAAAGAATAAGTTTGATTATGTGGGAGATAAGAATGTTGCTTCCCATTTAGGAGAGATAGAGTTCGCCCCTTCAAATCTTGAAACAATTGATGGAGCAATGCTTCGCTTCATTGATGAAGATCTTAACTTATCGGTGACATCCAATAAAGGATTCACAAAGGTTCCTGTTTTATGGGTCACCGCAGAACGCGCCTATCAAATAAAGCAAAACAAGGACATAAGAGATTCTGAAGAGACGCTTATCCTGCCGTTAATAACGATCAATCGGTCCTCGGTTGTAAAAGAGCCAAACTTCCGCGGCACCGTTTATGCCAACATGTATCCAGAACCCGATGCAAAGGGTGGGGTTATCACCATCGCGCGCCAAATAAACCAAAAGAAGACGGCCGAATTTGAAAATGCTGCCGCATCTCGCGGCCGCGGCATTAATGGAGATGTAGCGACCAAATCCAAAAATACAAACAAAAGAAACATGTCCGCATCCAAGACAGTTTACGAAACAATAACGATACCTCTCCCGGTTTGGGTTAAGGTATCGTATGAGATTTCTTTGCGTACTGAATACCAACAGCAGCTCAACTCGCTTATAAGCCCATTCTTTACGATCTCCGGAAACTCCCGGATGCCCAAGAGAATCGAGAACGAAGGTCATTTTTATGAAGTCTTTATCGACGGATCATTTGCAGACGCTTCTAACAAAGCGGCCCTAGGAATGAAGCAGAGAAACTATGAAACCACAGTTAAAATCGATGTTTTGGGGTATCTGGTAGGCGAGGGCGAAAACCAAGAAAAGCCTAAAATCGTACGACGCCAAAACGCGGTCGAGTTCAAGATCGGAAGAGAAAGAACTGTAATGGGAGACATCCCCAGATCAACAAAAGATGGATTTTACAGAGAATAATTCTATTCAGCCTATTAAGTACTATTTACTTTGAACATTTTCGCAATGTAGGAGACCATAACTAATGTCAGTTAAAAAGTTTAAATTTGTATCCCCCGGAGTTTTCGTCAACGAGATCGACAACTCTCAGATTCCTGCTTCCCCGGCAGGCATCGGCCCGGTCGTCATTGGACGCGCCGAAAAGGGACCTTCCCTTCGCCCAATCACAGTGAACTCGTTTGAAGAGTTTGTTAACGTATTCGGTACCCCCGCTGCTGGCGGCGCAGGTGACGATGTGTGGCGCGAGGGTACGGACAAATCCGCTACCACTTATGGAGCGTACGCCGCGCAGGCATACCTCAAAAACAGCTCCCCTCTAACCTACATTCGCCTCCTCGGAACACAGACCACTGCTGACGGTGGCCCTGCAGCAGGATCCGCTGGAGAAGCCGGCTGGACCATGGACAACGCATATGGCTTATTCGTTTTTGAAGACTCGGTAGCTAGCGCCGCGGGAGCCCCCATCCAGTTGACAGGTGCTTTGGCTGCCATCATTTATGGCGCCTCGGGTACTACAATCGAACTGTCTGGTAACCTGATTGCTTCTGGCTCCGGTGCGCTCGGCAAGGGCGCAGCCGTAATTTCTCCGGTCGCTAACACCGGCAGCATTATGGTCGCTACCGATACAGGTACTTCCTATGAGTTCAAGATGCTTATCAAGAACGGCTCCGACGAGACAACATCAACAATCAACTTTACTGAGAACAGCTCTCGCTACATCCGCAAGGTCCTCAACACAAACCCACAGATGACTAACTCCGATGTCGTCGCGAGTGGTGGCACGACAGAGAATTACTTCTTGGGCGAGACATTTGATCGTCACCTTAAGGCAAACATCACTAAGGAAGGCTCCGCGCTCAGCCGGACGTTCGGCGCTGTTGTAAAATTACAGCACAACACCGACACCTCCGGTTCTAATTTCGCAGGATCAGGTGCAGACGCATCGTCAGCACAGACGCCCACGATCATCTCCAATCGTACGTCTCCTTCGGCTGCCCCGGTTGGCTTGCTTGCTATTCACGCCCTCGACAACCCGGGCGACTGGTCTAACCGCAACATCAAGGTTTCAATCCAGGACATCCAGCCCTCCGCTACCGGCGAGTCCGGCTACGGATCCTTCAGTGTCGTCGTCCGCTCCTTAAGCGACTCCGATAACACAGTCCGCGTCGTCGAGCAGTTCAACTCCTGTGATCTTAACCCTGATTCGCTCAACTACGTTGCGCGCAAGATTGGTAACCAGTACATATCTTGGGACGAAGACGAGCGTCGCTACGTCCAGAAGGGCGACTGGCAAAACAACTCCAAGTTTATCCGCGTGGAGATGGATTCCGATGTAGATGCAGGCCTCGCCAAGCCAAGCCTACTTCCTTATGGTTTCCGCGGTATGGTCAAGTATGACGATGAGGAGCTTGACTCGGACACAGGTGCTAGCACAACCGGCAACTGGGTTTCTGGTTCCAATGGCGGCGGACTTCCGGACCTCGCCAGTGGCGCCTTTGTTACAGGTTCTGTTTTCGCCATCACCGCGTCTGCAGCCACGAACCACGACCTTGCAGTCAAGATCCTATACCCGGCACCCGAATTGCGCGTCAGCGCTTCTGCCGGTAACCTAAGCAACCGCACGGATGCTTACTTCGGCTTCCAGACCGCGGTGGACGCTGGTTCCACCCGCTTCGCCAAGTCAACAATCGACCTTCTTCGCCCCCGCGGCGGAATCGTCGGCTCTATGCACGGTGTTGCC